AGTTTTCAATGTTTTCTGAAAGTTCAGAAACTACTGAAAGTGTTGAAAATGTGCCAATGGCAGTTCTGGCGAAGGGATGAGATCGCATGACCGCTTCACTATTGCGGTTGTACGGTGAATATCCGTACATCCACATCTGCGCCATGACACCAGGCACCCCGTACTCCCGCGCCGTCGCCCAGTGGATAGGCGAAAAGCCTACCCACTGCTGGCCGGTCGTTGGCGGCATTCATTTCCACATCTTGTTTCCGGTAAATGTTTGGGCTGCCGCCGCTATGCTACCAGAAACCGGCTGGGTGCGTGTGAAGGTCCACCCCCAGCGGATGATGACCGCCGTTTCGCTTTGTTATCGGTCCTTGGATACCATGCGGCACAGCCCAAAGGCTTCGGCACGGTGGTACAAAAAAGACCCTAGACCGGGGCGTAGGCCGGATGATTGCGTGGCCCTGTGCCTTCGCGTGCTGGCCCACGTAGGGGTTCACCTGCCCCGCCCGATTGTTACACCAGGAGACGTTCTCAATGCCCTTGCCAAGCACCCTCGCGCCGCTGGTCAAGCCGCCAAACCCGCTGATTGAGGCGTGGCGCAAGGCCGGGGTAGACAAATCGGTAGCCGAGAAGATCGTCCGGGCTACCCAAGATGTCATCGCCAGCCCCGAACTGCCCATCGGCGCGGATCAGGCTGGCCGCGATGCGTACTTTCTCGCCCTCGGTGGCTATCACATGCTGCGCGATCTGTTCGACTACGCCACGGCCAACAAAGAATGACAAACTACACCCAGCCCGACCCCCTCAAATCGGGGGACGTTCGGAGGGCCTACGACGACCTTGTTCCCACGCGGCGGATGCACAACAACTTCGCCGAGAGCGTCGCCCGCGAGGTTGACCCCCGCGCGTTCCCGCCCGAGACTACGAGCGACGGCGATACGTTCCTCCAGCCCGCGCAGTGGGAGGGTTCGCTTGGGCATCAGGCGTTCGTCGGTCGGTACGTCGCCAACGCCTTCCCGGCCACGGGCGAGCCTTGGCTGAAGTTTGATATCGACGACGCGCGGGAGCAGAACGCCGACCCAGAGGTTGTGCAGAAGGCTCGCGCACGGACCGATGCGCACAGCAGGACGATCAACAACCGCCTCTACACGGCCAACACCAAGGGCTTGGATTCGGGCGGATTCCAGCGTCGGATGCACGCCGTAGCCACACAGTTGAGCATCGTCGGTGGGTGTATCGTGCGCGGTCTACCGGGCCTTCGGGTCGAGGTTATTGACCGCCGCCGCTATGTCGTCCACCGCGATCAGGCGGGCGACGTTGAGCAGATCATCACCACCCACCGGATCGACCCCCTGCGCCTGCCCGCCGATCGGATGGCGAAGATTCAACTCCCCGAAAAGTGGATGGAGAAGAAGATCGAAGATCGGCGAGTGGTGGTCTACACCTCGCAGACACAGGTGATGGAGGGAGACGACAAGGGAAAGTTCAAGTTGGTTGAGGAATGCAACGGCAACATCATCTTCGAGCAGACCACGCCGGTTGCAACGATGTGGAACCCCTGCTGGTCGCTCACGCAGGACCAGATGGGCGAGGTCGGGGCGATGGGCTATTGCCTCACCCTGCTGCAAGAACTGGCCTTTGTCCAAGACGTTATCCGCAAACTGACGGCCCTGAACACCGATGTTGCTGTCGGCATCGACAACAACATGCCGCTGTCCCCGCGCCAGTTGTTCGGCGGCGAGTGGGGCCGGACGATCCGGGGCGTGAACGTAACGCCCGATGGTCGGATCGGCAACATCGGCGTTCTCGAACTGGACAAGTCCGCCGCACTCCGCGAGGCATACCAGTATTACCAGACGCTTCGGCAGACGGCGTTTCAGGTGTTCGGCATCGGGTCGTCGGTCGCGCCCCAGAAGGAGCGAGTTACCGCCGAGCAGATCAACATGATCCGTTCGGATATCTCCGAGCGTTCGTACTCACTGCTGATCGCCAGTTACGACTCTCTTATGCAGCCGATGGCGTTGTGGGCCTATTGGCAGGCGATCAAGGACGGGATCATTGAACTGCCAGAGGAAGGCTCTCCCGAGGGCGAGTTGCTTTCCAAGACGATCATCCCCCGCGTGCTGACCGGCACGGCTACCATCGCAAGCCAGCGGAGGCTAGAGAAAATATACACGATGTATCAGGCAACATCGGTCATCCCCGACTTCGGCAAGACGCTCAACAACAGCATCATCGGTCAGCAGATCGTTACCGATATTGGCCTGGACATTCCCGGCGCGGTGCGCACCGAGGCCGAGATGCGGGCAAAAGAGCAAGAGGCGATCCAGATGCAGACCAACGCACAGGCCCAACTCGCGGGTGTCAACGCTGCGGCGCAGGCCCAGCAGTCAATCATGGAACAGCAAGGCACAGGAGGCTAACAGAAGATGGCAGATGAAGTTCCCAATCCGACGACCACCCCAACGCCCACGCCCCCGGTTTCGACACCGCCCGCAGGCGGCACGCCCGCAACGCCGCCGCCCAAGCCGGAGCCGTTGGCGGGCAAGTTCTCGCCCGATGCCAAGGGCATTGCCGACTTCTCCGCTTCGTTGACCGCTATCGCCGAGAAACGCGGCCTTGGCAAGATCAACCTCGGCACGCTGACCGAGGATCAGGCCCGCGCGATGGTTCCTATCTACAACCAGTTCGCGGGCGACCTGAGCAAGCCGCTCAACCCGATCACGCCCGATGCGCCGGTGCAGGCCGCGCCGCCGGTGGTGTTTTCGATGCGAGAGGCAATCGAGAAAGTTGGCATCGAATCCCTGAGCAAGTCTTTTGCGGCGATTGAGATGGGTAAAGACCCTGAGAAGGCCGATGCCGAAGCCTTCGCGTCGGTGTTCAAGAATGTTAGCAATGAGGAGTGGGGGACGCAGGGCCTCAAACTCGTCTACATGGGCAACAAGTACGAGCGCGCACAAGCACAGACCGCCGCCCGCGCAGCAGCCGGTAGCAAGGCCGCAGAGATCGAGGCGTTCGGCAAGACTATCCCCGGCTGGGATCAGCGGTTCAACGGCGCAGACCCAGCCCAGATCGGCCCGGCGTTTGCCGAGGCGGAACTTGCGTATCTCCGCAAGAGCGCGGGCATCCCGAGCGTCATTGCAGCCGGTGGCAACAGCGGTAACGTCGCGTCCGGGGTGCAGCCGTTTACAACCGGCATTGAAATCATCAACTCACAGCGAGAGGTCGAGAGGCGGCTTGGACCGGGCAAGGCCATGTTGGACCCGTCGTATAAGGCACGATTCCACGCCACACCAGCAAAAGTCAAGGCCGAAGCCCAGCGTCCCCACTAAATCAGAACCCAAGGAGTTTTCATGCTTACAGCGCACGACCTGTTCAAGATCAGCCACCAGACAAACGCCGAGATTGTGTTCTACGGCGACGGCACAAGGGACAAGGAGTTCTACGTTGTCGGCTTTGCACGCGACAAGTCATCCCTCAAACAACTCAAAGAGTTCAAGGGCCAGACCCGCGACGAGGTGATGCAGAAGTCCCACGAATGGCTGCGCGACGAGTTCAAGGTCGAGGTCCACGCCCTCAACGACGTGGAGAAGTTGGAGAAAGAGGTCGCTGAACTCCGGTCGCAGGTTGCGGCCCTTGTTGCCCCGGCATCCGCTAAGGAGTCTGCCGACGCGCCCACCGTGAGTACGGTCGCGGCTTCACCGCCGACAGTCTCAGAGAAGAAGTCCAAACAAACAAACTGATTGAACGCTCCCGGCTCGCCCAACGGCGGGCCGGTTGTTTACGCCAGCGGTTCCGGCTTCGGCCCGACACCAAAGGCGTTCGCCAACGTCGAGCCATGAGGCAAACCGGCCACCCTCGCAAGAGGCCCGGTAAGCGCGTGATCCCTTGAACGAGGCGTGTTGTTAGCAACACCCCCACCAACTTCAAGGAAACACACCCATGTCTAGTTTCAACCCGGTCAACGTAACGAACCCGAACCTCTCGGGTTCCGACCCGATTGGTCAACTCCGCGATCAGATGGCAAACGATGTCATCTCGATGTACGCAAACAAGGCTTCTCTCTACACCGCTGGCCTGACTGTCAGCAAGAGCGCGAGCAACGGCGAGAAGTCCGTGGCGTTCGTCCGCTACGGTCGTACAGCACACAACCCAGCGAACAAGGCCGTTACGGGCGTTCCGGTCGATCAGCGTCCGGCACCACAGGACACGGTTCTTGTGCCCGTAGTCGCATCCGAGTGGCAGCGCGCCGCGATTGACCAGGAAATCAATCTCGACACGGCTATCCCGATCATCCAGCCCCACACGCAGGCAACGTTCTCGAACATGATGGAGCAGTGGGACCGTCGGTTCCTCCGCACCCTCACGCTCAACTCACAGGCGGCTGCGGTGTCGGGCATCAGTTCGGCCCCGGCTTCAGTAACTATCACTTCTGGCGGCGCAACACAGGTATCGACTTTCTGCCCGATCACCACGGCGGGCGGCGACGCGCTGCTGACAAAGATTGCAGAACTCAGGCTTGCAATGATCGACCTCGATGAAGGTCTTGACGAAGGCAGCCTGCGGCTGATTGTCCGTCCTGCGGTTCTGGCATCTATCCGCCAGAGCAACAGGTTCATGTCGCGCGACTACAACAGCGAGGCAAACGTCCCCGCTGCATACGTCGGTCAGATCGAAGGGATGCAGGTTCTTTCGGTCCACGAATCGCTCTGGCCCAAGACCAACATCACGCTTGGCACCGGCACGGCGAACGACACGGACAGCAACTACCTTGTAGATGCTCGGTTCGCCAGCACCGCAGGCGCGCCCGGCCTGTTCATTGTTGCTGTTGGCAACGAAACCGGTCCCGTCGCTGAGAGCAGCGCACCGAACCGCCAGGGCCTTGAAATCCGCCCGTACTTGGATGACGAGTCGGATACGCTGTTCATCCAGACCCGCCAGCGTTACTGCATGCGCCGTTTCGTTCCTTCCCGCTCCGGCGTTCTCTGGTTCAAGGGCTAATCCAAGTCTCGTTCCTGTCGTTTTCTTTTCACCCATCAAACACATCACCGCCACAAGGCGGAATGGAGATATCCCATGTCTATTGGTAATGCTTACACCCCGACCGATCGGGTCGTGGATGCGAACGGTCAGTCGATCCTTGGTGCGGACGGTCGCCCCGACGTTACTCAGGTGGTTCAGGTAACTCGCGTCAAGAACGGCGTTCGTCCCGGCACGGCACCGAACCAAGTCGCGTACTTGGACGAGGTTTACTCTGTCCCCACTGG